ATTTCATCTTCTCTGTTCACTTCAATGCTCACTTTAGCTTTCAAAACAAACTCCTCAGCCCGGCACACATGGTCCCAAGCGTTCCAGAGCATCTCGCTCGTCTTTTCGTCATTGGTCTTCAACAGGTGTAAATGATACGCCAGCCGCTCCAACTGGCTATAGATTTCGTTTATGTCCATCATGTCTCTCCTTGTCTGGTCCGCCCACCCTCAAACATTTTTTCCAAAGACGCAAGAACTTTTTTTTATACTTTATGAAGGAAATATAGGGCAAGCTAACAGATTGCTTTTTCCTACCTTGGCGTAGTATTACCAAGTCAGAGGTAGATAATGACCGCACCTGCCACTACGCCGCTCACGTATAACGGCTACGTCACGACTGTAGCGACTATGGCAGTCCTTCCCACGCAGACGGTGGGCGGGATCGTCAGCACGACCGATACGCAATTCAATTCCGTCATCCCGCAGATGTTAAACTATGCGGAACTGAGAATCCAGCGCGACCTCGATCTGCTGCAATCCCAGGTCGAAAACGACACGTATAGCATATCCTCGGGCAGCAATCTGGTTCAGATCAGCATCAACGACTTTGTCACCCTGCAAACCGTCAGCGTGACCGCTAATGGCGCTACGACGCCCCTGTTGCCGGTGACGAAGCAGTATATCCAGAACGTCTACCCATCGTCCTCCACGACCGGCGTTCCGGCTTATTTTGCCGTCTATGGCGGCGACCTGACGACCTATGGCGATACATATCAGAATATCATCGTCGGCCCCTGGCCGGCAGCCACCTACCCGCTCGTCTTGACCGGCACGATCCGGTTGCAGTCCCTGAACGCCAACAGCACCAGCAGCACGGCGGCAAGCACGAACACGACTTGGATTTCGACCTACCTACCCGATCTGCTCTTACAGGCCAGCATGATCTTCATATCCCAATACCAGCGCAATTTCGGTGCGGCCAGTTCTGACCCAAGCATGGGGCCGACGTATGAGATGCAATATCAGACACTATTGAAAGGGGCCATGGTCGAGGAGGCCCGGAAGAAGTTCCAAAGCACCGGCTGGGCGTCTGAATCGCCTGCGGCGGTTGCTACACCGACGCGGGGCTGACGATGCCTCGCGCAGCACTGCAACTCATCCCTGGCGTCGATCAGAACGAGACCCAGGCGCTTAACCAAGCTGCCATCAGCGAATGTAACCTGATCCGCTTTATATATGACAAAAAGGGGCAGGGGCTGGTTCAGAAGCTGGGCGGGTGGACGGCTTACTACCCGCAGCCTATCCAGACGATCACCCGCGCCTTGTGGGCTTGGGAAGATACCAATGCCGTGCAGTATTTGGCGCTGGGCAACCAAGCATCAACATCGAACCTGCAATCGTCATTACAAATTATCAGCAATAGTAATCTGACAACTATTACACCGCGCACTCTAACGACCAACCCTTCTCTTAACTTTAGCACAGTTAGCGGCAGTTCTACTGTTACTATTATTGATAGCGGTATATCAACAAGCAGCTTTGACACTGTTTTTATTTCAACGCCGGTCAGCATCGGCGGATTGATCTTGTCTGGCTTTTATCCGGTGACAGTTGTTAGCGGCACGACGTATACGATCCAGGCGCTTAGTTTGCTTGGCACGCCCGCCCTGGCGACCTCGACAGTGTCGAACGCTGGCGCTGTTCCGCAATATACGACAACGAACAGTTCATCCATTATCACGGTGACGCTTGCCAATCATGGGTATGCGGTCGGCGGCACGTATTCTGCGTTGATCCCGACCGTCTTCAATGGCGTGACCATCTTCGGCAATTACACCGTGCAGTCGGTTCCATCGACCAGCACGTTTACGATCCAAGCATCTACGACCGCCAATGCTGCCAGCAGCGTCTATGAGAACGGCGGGTATGCCAACCTTGTCTATTATATTGGCTTTGGTCCTGTTCCTGCCGGGACCGGGTATGGCGTCGGCGGGTATGGATCGGGCGGGTATGGGTCTGGCACGGCGATCACGCCGACCACCGGCACGCCGATTTATACGAACGATTGGACGATAGACAATTTTGGGCAGATCATGGTTGCCTGCCCTGTTCCTGCATTAAACGTGGTTCTGAACAGCGTATCGACTGTTGGCAAGTCTGGTAGTTCTGTGACGTTTACCTTCAGCACCGCATTTACAGTGCCGGTTGGCAACCTCATCACTGTCACCGGCATGTCGGTGTCTGCCTATAACGGCACCTATTCGGTTTCTTCCTCGACCTCGACTTCGGTGACGGTTGCTTATAGCGGTAGTGGGTCTGGTGCTGCGAGCGGCGGTGTGATTACGACCATCGACCCGGCTTCCGGTCCAATCTTCTACTGGGACCCGACGAGCGGGGCGACGACGGCCACCGTCATGTCTTACGCGCCGCCGGTCAACGACGGCATCTTTGTCGCCATGCCGCAGCGGCAGATCGTGGCATGGGGCAGCACCTTCACTGGCATCCCAGATCCATTGCTGATCCGCTGGTGCGACGTTCAAAATTTCAATTCGCCGGGTTCTTGGATCGCGCAGTCCACCAATCAGGCCGGGTCGTATCGGCTGCCGAAGGGGTCGAAGATCGTCGGCTGCCTGCAAGGACCGCAACAAGCTTTAGTATGGACCGACCTTGCCATCTGGTCGATGCAGTATATCGGTCAGCCTTACATCTATGCCTTTAATGAGATCGCCGTTGGCACGGGCATGATTGCTCGCAAGGCGGCGGGCTCGTTCAATGGCGTTGTCTATTGGATGGGGCCGACGCAGTTCTATCAACTGTCTGGTGGCGGTGTGACGCCGATTGCTTGCCCCGTATGGGACGTAATCTTCCAGGACCTCGATCAGACCAATCTTCAGAAAATTCGCTGCGCGGTAAATTCCCGGTTTGCGGAAGTCTCGTGGTATTACCCGACGTTATCCTCGGGTGGCGAGGTTACGGCTTACGTCAAATATAACACGATGTTGCAGACCTGGGACTACGGCCAGCTTGGGAGATCGGCCTGGATCAACGAGTCGGTGCTTGGTCCGCCGATTGGGGCCGATCCTTCGCAGCTATATATCTATCAGCATGAAACGTCGCCTGATGCCGCCAACGGCACCCAGGCGGTTGCGATGAACAGCTATTTCCAGACCGGTTACTTTGCGATCAGCGAAGCCGATATGAAGACGTATATCGACCAGATTTGGCCGGACGCTAAGTGGGGATACTTTAACGGCACGACAAACCCGCCGACGTCATCGCCTTCAGCGACATTAAATATCACATTTTATGTCGCTGATTACCCTGGCGCCACACCGCAGGTTTTTGGTCCCTATCCCGTTACCCAGGCTACGACATGGCTTTCGCCGCGTTTCCGGGGGCGTTTGGTATCGGTCTTTATCGGCAGCACTGACACCGGCACTTGGTGGCGTATCGGCAATATGCGCTATCGCTATTCACCTGACGGGAAATTCTGATGTCTGGCTCATTAACTAATATCCTGACTGCCGCGCAAAACATCGTCACCGCGTTGAACGGTGAGGCGCAGACGACCTTGCAGATTGCCGGCAACAAAAATGTGACCGGCATGACGGCGCAGACGGTTGTGTCGATCAATCCTGGCCGCATGTGTTCAGTTGCCGTGATTGTCGCCGGGTCTGCTTCTGGCTCGATCTATGACGCATCCTCGACCGCGACGGCTACGTCTGCGCGATTGCTGGCGACGATCCAAAATACCGTCGGGGTTTATGTCATCAACATGCCGGTTGCTTACGGCATAGTCGTCACTCCTGGCACCGGCATGACCGTGGCCGTTAGCTACTCGTGAGGTTGTCATGCCGTTGATGAAGGGCCGCAGCCAGAAGACGATCTCTTCCAATATAAGCGAAATGATTCACGCCGGACATCCGCAGGATCAGGCGGTTGCTGCCGCATTGAATGTGGCCCACAAATCCCGCGCAACCGGCGGCGGTCTTTACGCAAACATCCATGCCAAGCAAGAGCGCATTGCCCACGGTTCGCATGAGCATATGCGTAAGCCCAGCAGCCGCGGCGCACCTACGGCGAAGGCGTTTAAGCTGGCGGCGAGGACGGCAAAGGCCGAGGGCGGCAACCTCATGGGCTACCCCAATCCAATCCCGCCGCTAAACACGTCACCGCCCGGCATCCCTGGCGTTGGTCCTACGCCGGGTAACATTCCACCGATCCCCAAGCCACCCATGCCGCTGGGTGGCAAGACGACAAAGGTTCATGTCGGCCCCATCCACAGCGCCGTTGCTGGCCGCACCGACCACTTGCCGATGCACGTTCCTTCAGGTGCTTACGTCATCCCGGCTGACATTATCAGCGCAATGGGCGAGGGCAACACGAACGCCGGTTTCAAGGTAGCGAAGTCGATATTCAGCCAGCCTTTCTATGGCACCCAGGGCGCTGGCAAGGGCATGCCATATAAGCAGGGCGCTATGCCCTACGGCGGGCATAAAGGCATGCCCTACGGCGCTTCTGCGGCCCCTTACGGCCAGCCTATGCCGAGCAAGGCAGCGGGTGGTTCGACGGGCGAAGTGCCGATTGTTGCTGCCGGTGGAGAATACGTCATCCACCCAGACGATGTTGCCAGATTAGGCCACGGTTCTCTGGATGACGGGCATCGTATACTTGATGAATTTGTGAAAGGATTTAGAGCAAAGACAATTAAGACTTTGAAAAACCTCCCTGGACCAAAGCGTGATTAAGCAATTACAGAAAGTGTTCTTTTATGTCTGACAATTTGATTGTGCGCGTTGCCAACAAAGATGATGTTCACGACGTTATGGCTTTGACCATGTCGTGCCATGTTGAAAATGGGTTCGTAAATGCCGACCCGATCAAGATACTTCAAGAGTTATGGCCCGCTCTAATCGGGGAAGGTGGCGTTGTCGGCATCATCGGCGGTCGTGGTAAGCCTTTGGAAGGCTGTGTCGTACTGCGGACGGGCAAGATGTCTTACTCGAACGAGGATGTCTTGGAAGAAAAATTCCTGTTCGTTCATCCAGAATACAGGTCTGCCAAGGGTGGTCGAGCAAGGTTATTGGCCGAGTTTACTAAGAGAATAGCAGACGGCCTTGGTATTCCATTGATTATCGGGGTAATAAGTTCTCATAGAACTGAAGCCAAGGTTCGGTTATACAAGCGTCTGTTTGGCGAACCTGCCGGGGTCTTCTTTCTTTACGGCGCTAAGACGGGTCTCAATATGAACCACCCTGAAGTGGAGAATTGAAGTGGGCGGCAAAAGTTCGACTAGCACGTCGCAAGTATCTATCCCGCCGCAAGTCTTGGCTCAGTATAATACTGTCACCAGCCAAGCCAATGCGCTGATGGGGACAAACCCGGCAACGGGCCAGCCGAACACGCCGTTTCAGTTCTACAGCACGAACCCCAACGCCTTCGTTGCGCCGCTCGATCCGACCCAGCAGGCTGGTATTGCCGGGACCAATTACTACGCCAACGCCGCGCAACCTTATTATCAGGGTGCGACCGACCTGACGCTGGCGGGTGCTGGTCCTGCCAACCTCGGCGCGTTGCAGACCAATCGCTACATGTCGCCGTTCTTGAGCGACGTGTATGGCACCCAGCTTGCCGGTGAGCAGATGCTCAATCAGCAGCAGGCGAGCGGGTTGCAGGGTCAGGCAATCCAGGCTGGGGCGTTTGGTGGCGACCGGTCGGGCGTTGCTGCCGCGAACCTTGCCTATCAGCAGAACCTTGCCAACAACCAGACGAACGCTGGGTTGCTACAGGCTGGGTATACGCAGGCGCAGAATACTGCCGCGCAGCAGCAGGCCGCGCAGTTGGCGGCGCAGCAGGCGAACCTTGCCCGCCTGACAAGTGCCGGGGCGCAGTTGGGTGGCCTTGGCACGGCTGCTCAGACTGCCGGGTTGCAGGGCGCGCAAGCGCAGCAGGCTGCCGGTCTTACCCAGCAGCAGACGGCTCAGGCCGGTTTGCAGGCGCTGTATAACCAGTTCCTTCAGGCGCAGGCTTACCCGTTCCAAACGCTTGGCGAACTGGCGAACATTTCGGAAGGCATTGGCGCGCTGTCGGGATCGACGACCACCTCGACGCAGCCGTCGTCGTTCTTCTCTGACGAGCGGTTGAAGGAAGACATTCAGCCGATCGGTGAAACATACGACGGCCAGAAGATAGTCAAGTTTAAGTATAAAGGTAAACCCGGTAAGCAGATTGGCCTTATCGCGCAAGATGTCGAAAAGCATCACCCGGATGCTGTTGGGTTGATGGGTGGGTATAAGACTGTTGATTATGATCGCGCTACTGATGAAGCTGCCCATCGTGGTCACTTTTACTCTGGCGGGTTGGTTCCGTCATCTGAAGGCGGCGCGGTTGGGATCGAGCATGCTGGTGAGGGGTTTGCTGATGGTGGCATGCCGGGAGTGGCTGCCCAGCAACTAAACCTTTACAGCAACCTTGGCCTGATACCCGGCAAGGGCAATCCATACATGCCTTCGACAGGATCGGGCGGTCTTGGCGGCATGGGCGGTGGTCAACCGCGTCAGTTGATGGTTGCCCATGAGCCGACGCAACATCAGCCGACGATGATGGATGCTGCCCAGAGCATGAGCAACTGGGCGAACCTGGGTGAAAAGGGCGACGCTGCGCTGTTTGGTAAGACCGGCGAAGGCGGGTTGGTTGGAGGGACCAAATCGGCTCTTTATGGTTCGCCTGCTCAATATGATGCTTCTGGGAAAATGACGTCTGACGTGTCTAGGGGCTTGATTGGTGTCGGTGGGCAAAAAGGCGGGGGATATTTGAATACGTCTTCTGCGGCTTCTGACCCATCTTCCAGCCCTGAAGGCGGTGGATATTCGTCGAACAATCCCCCGCCGGTTCCCGATACGTCTTATGGTGGTTTATCCAGTCCCGAATATCGTGGCGGTCGTATTCATGAAGCCCACGGTGGTCTAGTCCCGCGCCATCCCTATGCTGCTGGCGGCATATCGACGCCGTATGAGAACACCGGGGACGATAGCAAAGGGTATATGGGTGAAGCCCAGGATGCTCAGCCCGCACCGCCCAAACAGCTACAGACAGCCTCTACGCCGTCGCAAGGGCCAAGTGGCGCACAGCAGTTGGGTAGCCTAGCGGGCGGCATTGGAGGTCTTGCTAGCGGTGTTGGTATGGCTGCCAGCGGTCTTTCTAAACTTTTGCCGCTATTAGCCGCTCGAAATGGCGGTTTCATCCACGAACCTTACCACGACGACGCGCCGCACCATCATGGCGGTGGCGAGGGGCTGATGGGCTTTGGCGCTCTTGCCGCACGCCGCCGGGCAGCCGGTGGGCTGGTGGGGCGGAAGGGGTATGGGCCGGGTGGTGCGCCGGATGATACGCAGGATGGGGCGCAGGATGTAAGCCCAAGTGGCCTCTCATTATCAGACATTCTTAATGCCGGTGAGTATGAAAGAAAACGCAATGACCAAGCCGACCAAGCACCCCAAGTTGGTCTTGCTGCTGCGACATCGCCCGTTACTCCCCCTGCCGCACCGCCGCAAGGTGGCGTCGTTGGGCCATCTGGAACAGTAACGCAACAAACACCTGAAGGCCCTGGCGCATTTGACAAAGGCGGTTGGATGGAACGCAACCAAAGCTGGTTGGTTCCCCTCCTGTCTGGCATCGGTGGCATGGCTTCGTCGAACAGCCGTTATCTAGGGTCCGCCTTATTGCAGGGTCTTGGTGCTGGCGCGCAAGCGTATGAAGGCGTGCAAGGCCAAATGGCGCAGAGGGCGCAAACTGAAGCACAAACAACCGCCATCCCGCAAAGAATGGCGATTGAAACACGCGCCCAAGATCTTAATCTGCTTCAATCTCTCATTGCGCGCCGCGCACAATTTGCAATGAGCGGGCAAATACCCCCTGAACTTGATATGCAAATCAATGCCCTTTCTCAAAGGCTTTCTGTCCCTGGGGTTCCACCGTTTACCATGCCGACCGGAGCGCAGCCTCCAGGCCAGCAGCAGGGTCTTGGCGGGCATAATCCAGGCAGCACAGCTAGTGGGCCTGCCCAATTTCTTGATCAGACATGGTTATCTACAATGCGGCAAAATCCCGCATATACAAATATGAGCGATTCGGAGTTGTTGAAATTAAAGGATGACTACGGAGCAAATAAAGTAGCCACAGAAAATTATGCTCGTAGTAATATACCGGCTCTTCAGCGAGCCGGTGTGCCGGTCAATGACAATACACTTCGCATTGCCCATGGCTTTGGCCCCGGAGATGCGCCCCGTGTGTTACAGAACCCTACGGCACCGATGGAAACTTTATTCCCTCCCGGACCGAATGGGGAACCCAATCGCGTTTTGGCGGCAAATCCATCTTACCGAGGCAAAACTGCCGGACAGGTTACGGCCATGTTGTTGGGCCAAAACGGCAATAGTCCAAATCTTGGGCCTGATACAGGTAAGTTCTCAAATAACTATAGCGATTTTGTCATAAATCGTGAAAGCGGTTCAAGTCCAAGAACAGGGTCATCAAATGTTGCATCTCCAACAGGGTCTGCCGTAGCACCCCCTGTTGCCGATAGTGGTGAAATTGCCGCCTTAACGCCAAATGGGGGCGCAAACATACCTAATGCAGCTAGTAATTATGCAATCACCAACAATCCGGAAAATGCTAAATTTGTCAAAGAGCAAATTGCGTCTGCTAATATACCTGACCAAGCAAATCCATTTTTTCTAACACAAAAAGGTAATACTTTAGCAGCCCAAGGATTAGGGAACGAAGCTGTAAAACAATGGCAGTCCGCCCGAGAGCAATTTGAAAATATTGCTAATAGGGGTATTTATTTAGGAAATGATGGTGTTGTCCAACAAGTTCCAGGATGGATGGATTTTCAATTAAATAAAGCAAGAACTGCTGGGCAGATAGATTTTGCCAATCAACAAGCTGCGGCTGCAAATGCACGGTTTAGAAATAAAAACCTTGCTGATGATGTAAGAAAAATTTTGGAAACCAGTCAAACTGGAGCACTTATGGAGCCTAAAGCACAATTTGCAAAACTTGCTTCCGCTATGACTGGGCGACCAACAGAAATTGGCGAAGCATATGATATTTTATCTAAAGATGCTCAACAATCTATTGGCACTCAATTACAAGCCGTTCCCGGTCATGCGACCGATTCTGCGCGGACAAGTGTTGCTCAAAGCACATTTAATCCAAAAGCAGAACCTCGCGCAAATGCACATATTTTAGCGCAAATGTATGCTTTGAATGACATCGGCAACATGTATCTCAAAGATGCCGTTGATAATATGACTGCCGCAAATGCCAAAGGTCAAACCTTTGACCAAGCGGCATTTAACAGTCAATGGAACGCTATTCATGCAGATACATATGGTAAATTGATGGACAAATACGAAAAAGACATTGCCGTTAAAGGCGGAACACCAGCAACGGCAGATCAAATGAGAGTTGGTCAAAATTATATCATCAATGGAAGTTCTGTAAAACCGGGTGAAAAAAAAGACATGGTAGCGAGGTTCGATGGGTTTGATAGGAATAATAAGCCCCTAATCACGCCTCTTCGCTTCGCAGGAGAATAAAATGCCGGATGATTCTCTCCCTTGGGGCCAATCTATTGTCGCAAATATAGCAAGCGGTTCTTCGCCACCGCCCGATAGCGGCATTGAATTTGGAAAACCTTCGGTTTACAATCCTACGGAAGTTCCTTCTTTTTCTCCTGAAGGTCTTGCCGAAGTTCCGACGGCGATTGGTCATGGATTAGCATATGGTGTTGGCGACGTAGCAGCATTACCTGCGACCTTAAAGCAACTTGTTGGTGCTGGGTCTGAATATGGCCAAATGCTATATGGTTACGGTCGTGAACTGCTAGGATATGATCCATCAGGCACAACGGAAGCCGGAACAGCGGCACGAGCAAAAGCTGCACAAGCGGCTATGACACCGTCAGAAGCTGCCGGAAAGACGACAAACGTGTTTGGGTATCAATATCCAACGTCTGCCGGCATGGAAGACATTATTCAAAAAACCCTTAATCTAACTCAAGGCCCGGCTAAAAGCACATTAGGGCGTTATACTGAATCTGCCGCGAGAGCCATACCCTCTATGATTGTTGGTGGCCCAGAAGGTCTTGGCGCAAAAGTTTTAACAGGCGCAGGCATGGGATTGGCGTCTCAAGCTGGAGAAGAAACCAGTGAAGCACTTGGCTTACCTGCGCCTCTCTTAACCTTGCCCATGGCTATTGCAGGTGGGAAGGTTGGCACTAAATTAGCCGAATCTGTGCAAGGTGTAATGCGCCCAGAATTGCAAGCGCAAAAACAACTGGCAGAAGCTACCGCAAGAGATGTTGCATCCAGAAAAGGCGCATTTCGTGGCGTATATGATGAACAAGGGAACCTAATCACTCCAGGTGCCAGCATCGCAGAAGCTGCTAGTGGCCCCGCAGCATCGAAGTTAATTGGTAAAGCTGGCGGCATTACGCCGCAGACAACCGCAGAATTATCTCAAATTAACAGCAATTTGGCTTCTCGCGCCTCCAATATCAAACCAAAATTAGGTGATTTTATCCGGTCTGTGACGGGAGTGACAGAAGATGCGCCGACCTTAGAAAGTGCGGTGGATAAATTAAACCGGCAAAATATTGATAGTCTATACGACCTTGCTAGGAACAATCCAGCCGCCGCTGATATTCGCAGTCCTGGTGTATTCAATGCTATGCAAGGAAACGCTATGGGGTCTGCGGCGCAAAAGGCCGCATCTTTTGCGACTAACCCAGGTTCAGGCATTATTGCTCCACAGATTGATCGAGCAACAAATACAATCGCGCATGGCGGCAATTTGGCATTTTACGATCAAGTTTCCAGAAATCTTGCTGATGAAATTGAATCGCTTCAAAGGGCTGGGAAAAATAACGAAGCTAGGGTTCTTATTGGACTTCGTAAAAATCTCCTTTCTGAACTTGATAACGTCGTTCCTGATTTTGGTCGAGCAAGAGGTGCCGCCTTTGACAATTTTGGGCAACAGGACGCTATTCGGGCTGGTTTTGGCAGCATTTCTGAAAGAAACCCATTTTCTCTCAGGGATATATTTGATGCCTATCAACAATCAACGCCTGAGCAACAAAATCTCTTTCAACAAGGTCTTGGGTTTGCAATGGAAAACATTGCAAGGAATAGGGGGCCTTCTGGCGTCATTAACACCTTAAGAAATCCAGAAACAAATAAATTTTTACAAGCTGTTCTTCCCGCAGATACTTTTTCTGCCATCAATGGCCGATCCATTGCTGACAGTATGCTAGAAGGTATTGCACCATTTAATCCATGGCAGCCTAATCCGAAACTCATCAATAGCATCGTCCGTGGTGGATTATCGACTGATGCAATTAAAAAACTTTTTTCAGGTGATGTTTGGGGAGCCGCTGCTTCGACGGCGGGTATAGCAGGAACAGAGGCTCTAAATTGGCTAACGCATTTTCAAGACAATCGCAAAGCAATGGCTTTGCTTAATTATATTCAATCGACCGACCCCAAGGACATGGCAAAATTCTATGGTATGGTTAAACGTGATCCTGCTCTGAAATCGGCTTATGGTAAAATTCTTGATGTTGCGCGGAAAAATTCCGCCCTTTCAACAGTGATAGAACCACATTTAGAGCAGGGCGCGCCGCATTATGAAACCGTTCCTGCACATCCAGCGCCAGATGGATCTGGAGCCTGGACCAATCTAAAAGACGAAGATTATAGGGCTTTTAGAGGTTCCCAACACGCCACTGGCGGTCGGATCGAGCGTGCAAGTGGTGGCCGTGCCGGTTTGGATCACAAATCCGCCGCAGAGGCTTTAATGCGGGCCGCAGAACAGGCCAAGAAAGCCGAGAACGAGACGACCGAACCCCTGCTTAACCTCCCCGACGAAGCCATCACGAAGGCATTGTCGGCAGCTAACGAGGCCATCTGATGACCAGCACCTTCACCGGCAACAAATACCTCGAAGAACCCGCCAACGGCGATTATGTTAACCTCTGGAACATCCCAAACAACAACAATTTCACCGTCATCGACGCGGCCCTCGGTCGGCAGGCAACAGTCACCGTTACCGGCGTTTCTACGACGCAGACGTTAAATGCGGTTGTCGGATCGCCGATCACCAACGGTGCCATCACAATCGGCATTTTCCAGTATCAGTGCCAAACGCTGATCTTCACCGGCACGCTGGGCGTCAACCTGACATACCTGATCCCGTCGGGCGTTTCCGGCATGTGGAACATCTATAACGCCACAAGCGGCGCATACACCCTCACAATCGCCTCTGCCGGGTCTGTTGCTGGTGGCGTGACAATCCCGCAGGGATCGAGGGCGCAGATCCTGTGCGACGGGGGCGTGTCTTATGGGGTGGCGTTAAGCAGCACGACTAATTCCCCAGCGGGCGTTACCGGGTCTGTCCAATACAACAACGGTGGCGTTTTGGCCGGGGGCAGCACGCTGACGACGGATGGTAAGACCCTCGTGATGAACTCGTCGTTCATGCGGAACCGGATTATCAATGGTGCGATGCAAATCGCGCAACGTGGGACGAGTTTCACAAGCGTAAACGGCTATACGCTAGATCGGTGGGCGGTCTTTTCTGCTGGAACTTTTGT